CTGTTTTTAAGAATTTTTTTGTTTCTGTTGTCGTGGAAACTAGTAGTATAGTTGCGAATGGATTAGCATCTATATTATCTAATTGTATTTTTTTTGTATTTGCAACAGTTGTCATTTTACCTAACGATGTTGTTATTACTGTTCCCTTACTGTTTAATACTTTAACATTTAGGCTGTTCCAAAAACTTTGATAATCGTTTGTAGTGATATTTGCATTTAGTGTTGTTTTATCTGTGATTTTTATTGTTTTTGTATTGTCTTTTTCTACAATAAAGAGTCCATCATTTTTATTATTATATGAATTTGTTACTTCAAATGATATTTCTCCGATTCCTTTTAACATGTAGAATTTATTTTCTTGTGTATTTGCGAAGAAATTTTTAAATATGTCAAGATACATAAGTAGCGGTACACCGTTTTTTTGTACACCTGTGTTGGCGGCTGTTCCTTTCCTTTTTGATTTACTCCATCCAAGATATTTGTATAAGGACGATGCTGAAATGTTTGTTTTTGCTTCTGTTGCTGTTCCGTACGTTCGAGCTAACATCATAGGTAATTTAATGTCACTCATTTTCATACCGATACCTGTTCGGTTATTGTGTAACCAACTGTTATATAACCGGAATCCTCCGAAAAACATGAAGTGTTGTAATTTGAATGATCCGAATAGCGGTCCAAGTGTTGGTTGGCTCAGTGTTTTGTTGATTAAATTGATGTCGATGATATCCCCTTTTTGACAGAGTATTTTACAGAATGGTACGAGCATTCCTACACCGAGTGAAGTTCTGCATATCGTTGATATATCATGAGTAGACATATCATAATCTCTCATTGCGACTTTCATTTTATTGTTGTCGCCTAGTGTATTTTTACCTAAGGTTTTTACGACTGTCATAATTTAATTCTCCTCTTTTTTTGATGTTTCTTTTTGTTTTTCTTCCCATTGATCAGCCTCTTTGCAGGCATAGATCAGTGCTGTCACTAGATTCCAATCTGTTGCGTCAATTACTTTTTGAGCTTCTTCTTCCGATTGAAATACTTGCTCAGTAGCCAAGTGATTACCAATAGTAATGATAACTTCATCTGTTTCTGCGTCTTTTTTTCTGATTTTGAAAGCTTCTTTTAAGTTCATAATTTTTATTTTTTTGGGTTAATATTGATTTGTGTACTGTCTGCCGAGCTAGTTGTTGTTTGTTCGGTTTTTTGAGTACTATTACTATTATTTTTACTTACGCTTAGTGACATAGTGCAGCTTTGTGCTGTCAGTATTGCTGCAATACTGATGATTGCGGTACATATGATTTTAATAATTTCGTAAATAATTTTTCTTTTATCCATCTTTAAATAATTTAAGTTGTTGTTTTTCAATCCATTTTTTATATTTTTCGATTACGTCGTACGTTTTAATGCATAATAGCCTCCTTTCTTGTTTAATTAATTTATATGTTTTCATTATTTGATCTTCATTGATTTCCCACACCTCTTCTTCTGTATCTACGCCCATGTTGAAATAGGCGTAGGTTTTCATTTTTTTAAAAGTAGTAAACTCTTTGGTGCGAAAGATATATTTACTCTGTTTTTTTCTCTTCTTTATCATTTTTTATCATTATTTTATTGGTTTCTACGATACATACGAGTTCGTTTATCTCGTCATTGTTTAATTCGGTTGCGATACCTATGGCTGTTTTGTACGTCCATTTTGATTCCAAGTTGAATATTACAATTTGATTGGTCGCTTTGTTTCTTTTGATAATTGTCCAATTTGTTGCTGCCATAATTTTTGAATTTTAAATGTTAATAACTTATTGATAATATTTTGAAATTATTTCCATAGTTTTCTTTTAGATATTTTTTAGCTTGTCTCCTCGCTGCCACTCTATTTATTGCTGTAAACCATGTTGTACAAATATCGTAGTGATTGTTTGGATATAACACTTTAAATGTACATTTGGATGCTGGGTTCCAATTATCTCTCATAATTTTTTTGTTTTTGTTGTTTCGTCAGAAACGGTTAATACTCTTGTTTTTTTTAACATTGCAAATATACGTATATATTTTGATTCTCCAAGTTTTCTCTGATTTTTATAACTTTTCTTAACGTTTCCATAGCGCCAGCGACAAATGAGGGGTTCTAGGGGCATACCCCTAGAGCGTTAGCACCTTGATATCGCCAAAGGCGCATACCACGACCTTTTGGTCGGGTACACGCCTGTCCTTAACCAGGTATTGTAGGTAGCTGTCCTTCTGTCCTTCTATACCTTTTCCTCCCTGTAAAATTAAAATAAAGCCTGCCGCATGGTGTAGTCCGTTCGTTACGGACAAGACGTTTTCGTGAAACGAAAACTAGAAAGGACAATACTCTGCTGATAAGTATTGGTACATAATATCTTCCTCTTCTCTTCTGATCTGCCTTCGTTGCGCTTTCTTTCTGTTTGTCAGATTTTGTAATTTTGCCATCCGATTGATCGCTTTTTTTCTTTCAATTTCCTTGATATTATCATTATGTAAGCCGATTCCATTTTCATTTTTTTCTTTGAGTAATCTTTCGTAGTAGTCTTTGTTCACCGTGTTAGCTCCTATTACTTCAAATCCTTTTACCCATTTTACTCCTTTATCTTCGGCATATAGCCATAGTAATTGTCTTTGATCATCTGTATATATGGTTGTTTTGTAATATCTTGGTAATGGTAAATCTTGCCCGTTATGTGCCTTATATGTAATGATTGTTTTCTCTCCATTCCATCTGTGTTTCAATTGGTTTTCTTTTGCATAGTTTGCTCCAAGCCCTTTGCTGCATAGTACTATTGATATATAATCAGGATTGTCTTTATCCTTTTTTGTCATGTATTTTGATACATAGTTTATTGTTTTTTCATTGACATATCTTCCGTAATATTTGTATCCGTCTATCCAATTTTCGTATAATAGTTTTGTTAATTGCCATTTTGTCTGCCCTTCTCTTGCATAGAATAATCCGTGCAGGTGTATTCTTCTTGTGTTGGTATGTCCTTTTTCCGTTACACACCAATGCTTTACCGACTTTCCTGTTTCTTTCCTGATTCTTTCTAGGAATAATCTGTGTATTTTTGTGATTATCTCGTTATCTTGCGATCCGTCGTTTTTAAATCCATATCTTTTACAAATATATTCATATCTTTGTGGAGATACTGTTCCTGTGAAAAATACTGCATGAGGTGTTTCCTTTAGTTGTTCGTAGTTTCTAATTCTCCATTCTCTTCTCTTTTTTTTACGACATTCGAAGCAGTGTCCGCATTCTACCTCTACGTATCTGAATCTCTCGTCTGTACACACAGGCGGATTCCACCTATTCTTTCGATTAGGCAGAAACCGCTTGTTTAATACTTTTTTTGTGAAGTAACACATATTACTTGTTTGGTTTTCTGATTATTTTTTCGAGTCTCTTGAGTAGAGATTGTGCTTGTTTGAACTTGCTTAAAGATCCTATGATCTCCGACATCTGATCGATTCCTCCGAAGATCCATTCTCTGAGGTTTTTTTGGTTTTCGTTGTCTAGATGTCCTTTTCCGAGTTCATAGTCTTTTGCGATTTTGTCCACCATAGCTGCTGCTTGTTCTTTCGCTGCCTCAGCCGACATTCTCCTTGTTACCATGTCGTAGTAGAAATTCTCTACTTCTTTTTCTATCTTTCTTGCGGTGTTGTAGTTTACATCTACGATTGAGTCTTGCACAGCTCCTTCTTTTTGTAATAATGCTATCTCCGATACTAGTTTTGCTACTCTTTCCTCTTGGGTTTCGTCCAGATATTTTGTGTTTAATGCCTCTTGCTTCCAGAGTTCGACTGCTTTTTTCGCATTGGCTGCTGCCTCTGTTATATTATTTTCTGCGATGTTTTCCTTACTCAGTTGGATTCTATTCTCAATCTCTTGCCACTTATTGTTCAATTCTTGCCCTTTAGTGTCTACTCCTGCGATTTTGTTTGCTTCTGCCAATGTTTTGGCTGTTTCAGCGTTTGCAAGTCTGTTTTGCGCCTCTATCTGCTTCAGTTGTAGTCCCATCGCTTGTTGTTGTAGTGCTACTTCTACAGGATTCATTTTTGGTCCGCTTGGCTGGGTTGCTGTTCCTCCAGCCGTGCTTGCTGCTGATCCTCCTCCGTTGCCGTACATGAGCCCTACGCTTAATCCTGCTTTTTCCATTTCGTTTCTTTGTGCTCCAAAATTTGTATCTTTCCACATTTGAAGGTTTCTTTTGTATTCAGCGTCTGCCGCTTGTTGTCCGTAATTATATTGTAGACCCATTCCTTCTTTTTCGTACTCCCATGCTTTTCGCATTAGTTCTTCTTGGTCTTCGAGTCCATTGTTTTTTCCGAACATACCTTTGAATACAGCGCTTGTTAATCCTTTGGCTGCTATTCCTGCTAATGTTGCTCCTAATCCCATGATAATAAATTTTTACGTTCTTCGAGCTTACTTTTGAAGAAGCTCTACCTATATTTACTTGATATAATATGCTATATGCGTACTGCGCTTTTTTGGCTTTAAAAAGCGGACATAAATATTTACATCCGCCCTTTTCGCATATAGTGTTCGTAATCGTACCCGATTAGTTATCTCTTGTCGGGTTTGGTTCAGTTGTTCCTCCTTCTGTTTGACCCTCGGCTGTCTTTGGTACTTCGGCTTCTCCCTTTTTGAGGTACTCGTTTAATTTGTAGTTGTTCACTCTATCCATTGCGTTCATGGCTATAGCCCACTTGTCCGCTCGTACGTTGCAATCTTCTCTTACTCCTGCCTGTTTAGGCGTGTAGATCATAGGTGCTCCGTCCGTCAACGGTTCGTTTTCGTCGAGAATTCTTTGGATTTTTTTGATCAAGGTTTCACCGCTTTCTGTCATCTCGATCATTCCTTTAAAATTGTTTATTCTAATTTTGTTAATTGTTTTCATAATTATAAGAATGGAATTTGTTTAGCACTATAGTTACCTCGTCTCGTTGCCTGTACCACTGTTTGTACCCAGAAGTTTTGGCTGTCTATTGATGTATCAGCAAAGATTTCGATGTGTTTCTGCGGATCAATGTATGTAGTCAAGTCTTTAATCGTGTTATCACTACCTACCTCGTAACGTCTGTTGAGTACCATAAAGTCTAAGGCTTCTCCTGCCGCAAAATCTCCGTATGTACGGTTATAGTTAGTCATGTAGTCGATCCACGCTACGGTTTTGTTCGCTGCTAGGTGTTTTAATTGATTGATTTGTCCTCCATCTTGATATGTGGATGTTTCTCCGACCATTTGTTCTTGGATTAAATCTTGGTATCCGATTCCGTCAAGCGCTGGCTTGTGTAGATCGTCAATTGTTTGTAGGTTTAGATCAAAGTCGTTGCCTTGTGAATAATCGATCATCGGTGTAATAGCCACCAATCCCATAATGTATCCCGGTTCTTCACATTGATAGTGTATGTGTCCGTTATTTATTGGTTTACCTCCTCTTCCGATTGCTGCGATGTCTCCAAGTGGTTGAGTACCGTATGTTGTTTCTGTTGCACTTTTTGATATCACTTCGTCGAATTCGATATATTGCGTCATACCTCCGATAAATACGGGCGTTTCTGGTCTATCAAGATATTTTCCTGCTGTGTATACTGTTTCCAACCAATCTCGATATGTGCCTCCCGATACTGCGATTCTGTTCAGCATGTTGTAGACTTTTTGTTGCAAGTTCAATGCATCCATTGTCAACTTTCCGTCATTGGCTGTGATGTCGATGCTTGTTATCTCTGTGATACCTCCTGCACCGTCTATCCAATCTGTTTTTATCCAGTTATTGAAGATGTCGCTGTCGTATGTTTTTAGCAACATTCCGCCTAGTTTATTAGCTTGAGCGAGTGTTAAATCGTCAAACATATTTCTTAATTCTGTTGATCCGTTATTGGGTGCGTCTAGGTTTGGTCCGGATAGGACTAGCGTTTCATTTCCTTTTTTATGTAGGATTACATCTCTGATTTGATCAAGTAATTTTAGATCGTATTGACCTAGTTCTGTTTTTAAGAATTTTTTTGTTTCTGTTGTCGTGGAAACTAGTAGTATAGTTGCTAAAAACATACGACAGCGACATCTTCAATAACTGGATAAAAACAGATTGG